CTACCAAAATAAAAGATATTCTGACGTTTGATAATATTCGGCCGTCAGGGGCTAGAAGTGGTTGACCTACGCTTGTAATTTTCCTTTTTTTCACGATTAGGCCTCCTTTTTTTTGTCATCTAAAAGTTTAATACGGGATACTCTAAATATCAAAAAGAACTTCAAACGAAAGCAAAATTTTGTTGGGATTATAATAAAAATACGGCTGTAAGATTTTCTTTGACTCTCATTTACTCTGCAACCTCGCCATGCAGACACCGTATTTTGATTTAAGCCGACCTTGGTAATCTAGCAACTCCAACATCACCAGAGGTTACTTCATAAGCTCCAATGGTAGGTTTTACAAAAAACGGTCTCAGTCTATAATCTTTATTTTGTGCGTTAACTGGTGTTCCTTTGTGATATAAATCCACATTGCTCGCAGGAACTCTTAAATCGGTAGGATAATTAACAAACTGCGGATTAACATTTAATGCAGTTGTTTCAACAGCTGCTAACCATTCTGCGAATGTTGCATATGTGGTTGCATTGTAAACAAAAGCCGTAGCTGATATACCGATTGTTGAATAATAATTGTTATTTGCAAAAGTAGCGCTACTACCATCGTTTGATACTTCAACAAATTTTGCTAACACTCCATCAATATAAATATTGTTATTTTTAAATACAGCATTAGATGTTACCGTAGCATTTGATATTGTTGCTAACATTGCAATGCCAGTTGCTTTCTTTAATATAACTGTGTTATTAGCGAATATATCCCCATTTGAACCTTTCGCTCTTAATGCACCACTGGCAGTTATATCCTCTAATATATTTCCAGTAAATTGACAATTTGTTGTATGTTTACCGATAACTCCAATGACACCATTATTGCAATAATTACCTTGTACGATTGCTCCCGTTTGCCAACCAACAAACACCATATGATTAGTGTTATAGCACTTATTTCCATGTACCCATATACCTTTTTTAGTGTTAGCGTTTACTCCAGATTCTCCGTCCTCGCCGACAGATACACAATGACCGCTACCATTCGTAGCTGGATTAGTATTTGCTCCGTAAATTTTGTTGTTATATACCCATGTTTTATATGTTTCTATTGCTGACGGAGCAGAATAAATACCCTCATGGGTTCCTGATGTTTGTAGTGATAGTTGATTACACGTATTATCGTGAATGTCCTCATTGTATCCAGACGTTTTAATACCGTATATACTGGCTGTGCCTATCGTAGCACCGTAATTCATAACCACATCATGTATAGCAATATTACACCCTGCTTCTACTGCTACTGCATTTACACAGTATGATGTACCTCCAGGTGATATCAAATTAACAATGCCATTAGAAATTGATGTATTGCCTGCATAACTTTCTGTAATAAATATTGCATTTGGGGCAGTTGTTAACGCTGTTGAATCTACCTTCCAATTATTTTTCATAGTAAAATTCTTTATCCGTTTGAGGTTTGTACCCGCGATATTAAAATTAACAAGATATGTGCCATCTAGTGTCAGATCATTAACCGTTGCCCCAACTTGAGTTAACAGTGTATAATTCTGAACGTTTTGCGAGTCTATTATTATTCTACCAATTGTTAGTCCTGTCCCTGCTGCTTGCTGAGTAAATGTCTGAGAAGTACCAGATGCCGACTGTAATGTAACCATATAGTCGTTTTCTGGTATTATTGTTAAATTGGGAATATTGACACTAAGAGGCGATACTTCTGCGTATGTGCCATCATTGATGATTATTTCATCCCCATCAACCGCAACATCTTCTGCACCTATTACTGTCAATTTTGGGGTAGCTTTACTATGTGACTGAGCATAAGTATTGCTATCATTTCCAACTGCATACCCATTTGTGGCAGATTTTGAAACATAAATTATAGCCATTAAAATCTACCTCCTAGCGATATGATAATGTAATATCAGCTGCCGTTCCTGATGCAATAACTACTGTTAATCCAGTTGTAAATTCTACGTCATATAGTCTAGTTGGAGCATTTGCAATTGTTGAATCAATAGTAGCAATTATTGTTCCACTTCCTGTTGTGTTATCATATATGGTTATTGTGTTTGCAGTTGCACCAATTTTATTTATAACTAAACTATGCAAAAATCCTGGTGTATTTTTTACTACCGTTGTTGCGTTTGCTGCTAAATTTTTATGAGTATATCTATTTTCTACCTTTATCAGGTCGTTTGTTTGGTCTTCTCCTGATAATAATTGCCTTAATTGATTTATACTTATCGCTCCTGCTACCGCCATTGTCATATGAATACCACCCTTCCTATATCAAATTATCCCAATAAAATTGGAGTTTCGTTGTTACGCCCCAGCTATTCCCTTAACAATTGATGTGCCACCAGAAATAGAAACCAATTTAACGTAAAAGCTAACTAAGCACTGCACAGGGGCTTCCCACGTCTCTCTTTTTACGCTGGTTCCTGTTGCAACTTCAAAATCCGAACCCCTAACACAAGATACAAGATTATCATTTCCGACTGCATCTATACCTCTAAACTCATATACTTGCGCTGTACTTGTGCCACCAATTCCGAATTTTATCGTGTTCAAGCCAGCAGTAGGAATTTTGTAACCATCCGCCGCTTGAGAAACTCCATCGTGAAAAGTAACATCTAAGGTAGTCCCTGGACTAACTGAGTTGTACAATAAAATCATCTCCTCTCGAAAATTAAAAAGAGCCAGCTCAACACTGACTCTCTGGGTTATTTAATAATTAATCCGTCCTCACTGTGGAGTTGGTGTAAATTTGAATGTCATCGTGCTTGTACCCGTAAGTGTAGGTACAAACTTAATGTAATTTGCTCTAAGGTCCGTCACGTCTACGCTACCGCCGCCATCAGGAATTGCCACTGTTCTTGCTGCACCAGCAGCTGTTAACATCGGTACGAATACGCCTGTCGCGATATCTTTAGCGTATATTGCCAATGAATAAGATCCTGTTCCACTTGTTTCGACTGCCTGGAGGTTACCAGCGTTAGCTCCGATTGTTTTCATGTCAATTACTGTCGCTGTCGCTTCGTTTACACTTGCGGATATAGCACCGCCAAAAAGGTCTATCGTTGCCGTCTTACTTACTTCGTTAATGTCCTGAGGGAGTGGATTTGACTCTCCTAATGATAACCCGTCCGATATAACTTGTACATTTGCATCTACCATAATAAAATTCCTCCTGATTAATTTAATTTTGGAAAACAAAAAACACCCGAGAGGGTGCTTCAAATCTTTTCTGTTATTTACTTCGGCTTACTTGTTTCATGTACTCTTCAAACTCTATCTTCATCTTTTCAGGAGCCTCGTCTTTAAGCTGCCAACCTTTTTCGTCAATATAAAAATATTCGCTATCTAGAAAATCTGGTCTAGTTGTCTGCATTACTAACGCCTCCCTCTCAATATTTTAAAAGCATTCTCGGTCATTTCGCCTATCATCTTGGCGTACTTGCGAGGATTTATACTTTCCATATACTCTCTAAAAGCTTCAGCAAAGAACTCATGCGGATTGGTACTTGCATACTCACTTAGTAATTCCCTGTAACCTTGAAATCCTGTTTTAGTTGCTAAAACTTCCTGCCTAAGTTTGTTAAATGTTTCATAAATAAAAGTATCCATGTTGTTAGCTTTTAAATAGTCCATTACCTGGTGTCCAAACTCATGGGTAATTGTGCTGTTAACACTGCCGTGACTCCAGAAACCTTTTTCAAATTGCTGCTTGCTTATCTCTTTTAGTTCTTCATACCCTTTTGCTGTCTTATAGTATTTTTGATTAAAAGATATTCCATTAAACTCATTCTTAGCTGAATTACTTTGCGCAATAGTATTGGGCTGTAGTTTTCTACGCTTTGTGAATTTTGTTGCTAACTCTTCAGCCCTACTTCTATTATACCCCATTTTTACATATTCTTCAACCCTGATAGAATGTTCCTTCTCATAAATGTCTTTGTACAACGTTTGACATGATGAGAGCTTTTTCATTACAAACACTTCCGGAAAAGATTCTTGCAGCTTTGAAAAATGTTTATTGATGTCATTTGCAGCATTTATGTCAAAATCACTTAAATTTACATTCGGGATTTTCAAGTTTTCCCGGCTATAGGTTTCGGCTTCCTTGACGTGTGCAGCTGGAGTGAATGACTTTTTAGCTGCTTCTGCTTTAGGTTCTGGCTTCGGCTCAATTCTTTGCTCTGGTTTTGGCTCAGCGCTATTCGGTAAAGATCCAGTTAGTTGAGCAAATTGGGACCGAGTCATTAACTTAATACTTCCTGCATAATAAACCTTATGAGGCCACTTGATATCATCTATTCCAATCAATGGCTCAGAGTAGCAGCGACAATTAAAAACCTCACCGGCGTGATAATTACCAACTGACCTTTCGCCAATAAGTTTTTCAGGAGAGGGAGCATCCGTCCATCGAACCAGGACATCCTCCATATGGTCGTGACTTTTTCTTACTCTGGCATCCTCTGAAGTTCTCCAGATATACCAATCCAATCCGATGTCCTCAGACCTTGCGCGCATGAGCGCAGTTGACGTCTTGCTTACCTCAGTCCTTGCGATAAGATTAATATTTGACTCGGTACTGGTGGGGAATCTCTTTCTTATATCTTCTGCTATCTCTGAGGCTCTGCGTCCTTTTAAGGACTCGTCTGCAATATATGTTGTCAGCTTATTGGCTGTTGTGCTTGGCATTGATTTTATTATCTGGGCATTACGTTTTACCTGGGAATGAAAAGAGCCATTAATCGGACCCTGTAATTCCTTTTTCAGTGACTCATATACAGTTTTACCTTTTGAGTTAGCACTTGCTGCCGCCCTCCATGTTTTGCCTGAATCGGTGAATAGGTGAGTAACCATCTTAAGCGCTGTTGCTTCTGCGTAACTGTTAAGCGCTGGATTATTAACCAAAGTTTTAAGCTTTTTAATAATCTCAAAAGGATCTGTTATGCCATCAACCGATTTCTGTATCAAGTCCGTTATTTGCTTTAAGGATTTACGGTACTGTTCCTCAATTCTGCGCTTGGGTGTCCAAAGGTCCTTCTTCATCTATACCACCCCCAAATAATCCAAGGTCAGGTAAATCTTCCCCCGGAGCTGATACGCTATCATCTGCCTTGTCAATGTCCTCGTCTGTGATGTTGCTCCACATTCCTGTTTGCTCTGACATCTGCCTTAATTCCTTCAGTGAAGTTTTTTGACTTATAAGCCCGGCATTAAACACGTTAACAACTGCCTCAGTCTGCTTGTTTCCAAGGTCAACTTTATCAGTATCTTTTGTTTTAGCGATTGGGTTAAACTCATAATCAATGTCGTCAGGTATCATGCCAAACTCTGACATGCACATTATAGGGAGCAGCTTATCGATAACAGGTGCTAAGTAAGCCTCTTGCTTCTGCTCTATGGTCTCATAGTAATTTTGCAAGTCACTATCACCTGTAGAATTCATTCCGGCAGGAGAACGCCCAAATAACTTAGTTTGTGGAATCTCGGCAGCTCCTGCAAGGTCGCCCATAAAGTTTTCATATATATCACTAAGCCCGCTAAAAGTATACTGGTGAGTAGAGAATACATCTTCTTTGTCAAGTACCTGGAGTCCCATGTTAGACATTAACCAGTTCTGTGTCTGCAGAGTATTAAATAAATCTTCCTGTACCTTCTCGTTATTAATTGCAAGACTCTGACCAAGGTCACTCATTTGCAAAACTCTTATATTCGCCAGAAACACCAATTGAGCTATATTCCACGAAGTATTATCCCGTTTCTTAAGCTCATCGAAAACGTGCTCGACTTCTGACGCTCCCCACTGCATTTCTGCTTGCTTCTCCCAGTGTGGGAGGTCACGCCCTATAAATCTTACTAAACGACTGTGGTGTATCTTGATTGAACCGCCCAGGGCATCTGATTGTATTTGATACATGTCAGGCAAGCCGATCTCTGGATCGTCTAAATCGGTTACTATCTCAGAGCAAGGTTGAATTCCAGACCACCTATCAAGAATAAGTAAGCCTTTAAAACTTCCTGGCATCACTTGGTCCATGTCCAATGGCTCTTCTAATATATCCTCATGACCCGCTATCATTATCACGCCTGCAGCGCCACCGTAAAGTCGTCCCCATTTCAATCCTTCTAGTATCTTAGCTTTAAGGTTTATTCTTCGCTGCTGCTTGTCGAATCGTTTAATTTGGTCAGGTGGTAACTGTGACGTTAACTTAAACCATGATTTACACATATCCTCTGGGATAACGTCAATAATTCGCCTTATCACCCAATGTGAGCGATAAAGGCTGTTCATAAGTTGATAGTTTTGGGTTAGCCTGGTTAATGGATACTCTGTTGCCTCTAACATGTTCGGAGTGTTTGCCCCCATACGTGCCATAGGATTTGAGAAAGCATCGCGTGTTTTTATGTGTTCTTGTTTTGCTTCTTTGACTGGTGGCATCGGCACATTTGCGCCCGTCTTTGGTATTCCACCGTTTTGCTTTTTGTTCTTCTTCACCGTGCCACCTCGTTTTTATCATTGTTTTTGTTTTGCGTTTAAAGTTTTAAATTTACCTCTGCATATTAAAGAGCATGTTTTGGTGTTTTGATACTTTCGTATAATAAATTCCGCTCCACATATTGTGCATACTCTCGCCTCATTATCTACGCCTAATTTTCTCCTGAAATCTGATTTACACCCGCCGCTACAAAAAAAGTTTGATTTTTCGGTGTAAATCTTTTTTGTTCTGAATTGCTTTTCACAGTTGGTACACTTGTATTCATGTTCTCCTCTTGTTTTCCAACTTTCTATTGCTATCTTTCTGTGAAACTCTTTGCCCTCAGAACTCCTGTGCCACTCTTTTGAAGCTTCTATGCCCGACCTCTGAAAACGTTCAATCGCTTCTTTATCAGCCATTTTACCGTGCAGAGATAAGTGATTAAAAGGTATTTCCAATTCAAGATTACTTTCATCATTATTGTTTTTATCCGTATCTATGTGATGAACATGAAAGCCCTCAGGAATTTCACCGTGAATAGACTCCCATACATACGTGTGCAACCTTCTCCTTTTTCCGTTTATCTTACACGAACTAAGGTAATATCCTGTCTTCTCGTCACGGGTAAACTTATACCCATTATAAATAGCTCGTTTACCACCATCTTGATATATAACCATAAATACACCTCTTTTTTATATTGTATCTAATTATATCAAAATGATATCGTTCTATCAAGTCTTAAATACTGTTTAACTAGCGAGTCGCCACGCTTTTATTTTGGTTTTGATGAAGTAGCGCAGGGCGTCACAACTGTGGTCGTGTTGCTTCAGAGGTTCTTCCTTTCCACGCAGTTTTGCCTTCTCATCCCAAATATAGGACATTATTTCTTTCTGGGTATTTGGACACTTCTGTTTGTGTACTCTCAAATACCGCTTGCCTATCATCGTTGCAGTATTTCTTATTCCGTCTTCAACCGCGTTATCTGCATCCTTAACCTTTAATCCTCGTTGCCTTAATTCGGCCTTAAACGATGCTGCTGACGGGTCCAAAATTATATCCTCAGGCATATCATCACCGATGAAATTAATCAGGTCATCAGCATACTGGCTATCCGTCTTTTGTCTGCCCTTTTCTTTGCTGTCCCAGTAGTATTCATTAACTACCCAGACAATCTTGCCGTCATCTATGATATCAAGAAAGACCATAGGATTAGTTGTCCCATAGTCAATTGCTATGCTTCGTCTTGCTCCGTATAATGGCACATCGGCTTCGAACACGTTTGCTACATCATCCCACATGTCGTATATAGCACCCTCAGCCATTGCCCACAGTCCAAGTATAAAACGTTTGAAGAATACACCAAAATACATATTGCGGTAACGCTGTTTAATCTCTTCGCCCAATGATAAATTATCATCCATGGTGAAGTGAAGGTGTAAGAGTTTTTTCTCAACGGCTTTATCAATCCAGTTAAGTTTGAACCAATGCATCGGCGAATCAGGGTTGCAGTTAAACCAAAACTTACTACCGTCCACGCTACATCGTCCTGTTG